AGTGAAACGCTTGTTTGCGAACCGCGTCAGAATCTTGCCCGAGTCTGCCGCTTTCGTGCCGCGGGCGGCGCCGGCCATCACGCGGGCGGCGACGCCGCGGATCACGTCGCGGAACTCGACGCGCGGATCAATCGCCGCCAGCTCCTCGATCATCCGCGAGAAATCGCGGTGGATGAGTTCGGCCTTGAGTGTGTCGGCCATGCGCGCGCCCTCAGTTCTTCCCGATGAGGACGAACGCGTAGATGTTCGGGTCGTCCACGTTCACGGTGGAGACGGTGTATTCCGCGGGCGTCGGGGTGATGCGGCACACCTTCTGGTTCTTCCACGACAGCGGTGCGGCGGTGAACTGCGAGCGGGCGACGTGCAGCACGAGGACGACCCGCGCCTGCCCGCCGTGCATCGAGAACGCGCCCGCCTCGGCCTGCTCCAGAGAGTTGCCGGTGCGGAAGTTGCCGACGTAGCGGGCGCCGGCGTGCGTGAACGCGTCACCGGACAGCGACTCTAGGAGGGAGACGCCGGCGTTAAGGATGGAGTCGAAAGCGGTACTCATAGAAAAGAAAAAGCCCGGCGCATATTATTGCGCCGGGCGTCACTTGGCGCGGATTAGGCGCTCTTGATGCGGTAGCCGGCGGCGGCTTGGCCACCGAAGGCGGCGCCGTACATCACGTCATAGGAGGCCCACACAGCGCGGGACGAGGCGGAGCCCCACACGTTGAGCTGAACCGAGATGCCGAGGCTCGGGATCGTGACGACCCGCGAATCCATCAGCATCTTCTGCACGGCGGGGTGAATGTCAGGGATGCCGGACGCCTGCGCGATGGCGTCGGGACCGCAGACGAAGCCGTAGGTGCCGGAGACGGCGCCGGTCCAGCGGGTGTTCAGCAGGAAGTTGTTGAACCCGTAGGCGCCATTCGTCGCGAGGGACAGCGACTGCGTGGTGGTCGGGAGAAACTTCGAGTACGCGGCGGCGTCGAGGAGGACGTTTTTGACCGGGCTGGTGCCGATGGACGCCCAGCCGGCTTGGAGGTCGCCGACCGCGAGCGACGCCTGCGCGATGGCGCTGGAGCCGTTGGTGAAGTTCGTCGCGTCGATTGGCGTCATCGCGACGTCAATGATCTTGTTGGCGAGATTTTGCAGATTCTTCGCGGCGAGCTGCTCGATGCGGAACTTCTGGTTGATCTGCGCAGACGTGAGGTGAAACGCGTTGCTGTAGTGATTCATCACGACAGCGACGTTGCTCGTGGTCGTGTCGCCGGACTCAAACGAGGTGGGGTTCGTCTGCGTGGTGCCGCCGCCGGTCACGACAGTGACCTGCACGCTCTTGGTCTGCGTGTAGGTGTCCTGCGAGAAGTCGGAGGTAAACGCGGAGAGGGGGGCGAGAGCCGGCCCGAGGGTCGTGATGACCTGATTCGCGAGGGTGTCGATCAGAAGATCGGCGTCGATAGTATTTGCCATGATAGGAGGAGTCTAACGGTGGAGATGCAGGGAGATGATTTAGGCCGGCTTCGCGTTTTCGGCGTCGTAGGCTTTCCAGATCGCATCTTTGTTCTTCTGGAAAAATGCGGTTCGGGCGGCGCCTTCGAGGGCGCGGTACTGCCCGAGGATGTCACCCGGCGCCGTGGTCGCGGCCGGCGTGAACACAACCGGCAGGACGCCCAGCTTGGCGGCGGAAAGGTTCTCGGCGCTGGCGAGCTTGACCGAGAGGGCGGCGAGTTCGTTGTCCTTGCTCGTCAGCTTCGCGTTGTAGTCGGCACGGACGGCGTTGAGCGCGACCTCGGCGGCGGCGTGCGCAGCCTCGACGGCATCCTTGACCGCGAGCCGCAGGGATTCGGCGGTGATGGCGGCGACCGGCTCGGCAGTCACGACCGCGACCGGCTCGGAAACAACGGCAGCGACAGGCTCGACCACGACGGCAGCGACAGGCTCGGAAACGATTTCAGCGGTGGGCATAGGTTTACCCGTGTCGGCTGCGTCAACGAGCGCGGCGGGCGCCTTCGCGAATTTCGAGAGGTCCACGCAGTTGCTCGGCGATTTGAGCGGGGCGACCGACGTGCAAAAACCCTCGGCGAGTGATTCGGCGGCGCTGTACCACGTCTCGGCCTGCATCGCCTTGAACAGCGCGCCGGGGCTCTTGCCGGTGCGGGCGGCGTAGATGGCTACGATCTGCTCTTCCAGCTTTTCGAGGAGTGCGGCCTCGGCGCGCATGGTCTCGGCCGTGCCCTCGACGCCGGACGAGACGCGGTGAATCATCAGAAACGCGTTTTCCGCCATCACGATCTCGTCGCCCGCCATCGCGATGACGCCGGCCATGCTGGCCGCGATGCCGTCGATCAGGACGCGGACGCGGGCGGGGTGCGACTGGATGCCGGTGTAAATCGCCAGCCCGTCGAAAACAGACCCGCCGCCGCTGTTGAGGTGGAGATTGATGACGGGCGCCTTGATCGCGTTAATCTCCGCGATGAAACCCGCCGCGCTGACTCCATAGGCGCCGATGGAGTCGTAGATGTAAACGTCGGCCGACTGCTCGGACGCGTTGGAAATCTCAAACCACTTTTTCGGGGGCTTCATTACCGAAGCCCCGCCCGTCACTTTTTGGGTTTCACGGCCGGCTCGGCCTTCATCGGGTCGCCCGCGTCGTCGGCCGGGTCAGCCGGCTCGGATTTGTCCTCGCCGAAATCGAGCCCCGCGGCTTCGAGCTTCGCGTTTTCGGCCTGCCGTGCCGCAATGTGGTTGTCGAGACTGACGCCACGTTCCGCGAGGATGTCGCCCAGATTGATGATGCCGGCCGCGTAGTCCTCGCGCTGGCTTTTGCTGTCGCGACCGTAGTCCACCGTGAGCTTCTGCGGCATCGCGAACGACCAGCGCCACCAGTCCGCGGACTCAGGCAGACGCCCGTTTTTAATCGCCTTGGCGACCGCGTAGCCGACCAGCCGACGCGCAGCCGGCCGGAACAGGTCTTGCCGGTCCTCAACTGCCCGCATCGCCTTCGAGACGATCAGGCGAATGTTGGCGCCGCCGAGTTTAGAGGAGTCCCACGACATCTCAAACGGCCAGTTCGCGCCGGCGTAGGCGTTGCGGATCAGGCGGTCCATGAAAGACTCCCACGCCTCGCCCGGTCGCTCGCTCTTGAGAAACTCCAGTTTGCTGCCGCTGTTGGCGCGGAAATACTTCACGGTGCCGCCCGCGATGTCCTCGGTGGTGACGCCGGTTTGAATCGCGGAGTTGCCGCGGCGCAGGAGGGTCTGCGGGTCGCTCAGGTCCGGCATCCCGGTTTCGTTGTGCTCAACGAGTCCGATGCTGGACGCGACGGCCGAGGCGAGGCGCTCGTAGCCCTGCACGGTGCGCAGGTCGCGGAGGTCGAGAATCGCGTGCGAGAAACACGGCAGGCCGCGCAGTTGCCCGACCCACTCCGGTTCGTAAAGGAACACGAGGTCGCGGGCGGATACCCAGCGGTCCTCCTTGCCGTCCTCGCTGGCGCCGAGGATGCAGTAGGCGACCGGCTGCGAGAACGCGTTGAGCGCCACGCCGTCCGTCTGCCGCAGTCCGCGGTAGGGCCCGGCCTCGACCGTCAACGCGTCCGTGCGCGAGCCGATCTGATTCGACGCGATGAGCTGAAACCGCGCGTTGCCCGACGTGTCCTCGGTGAGCAGGATTCCCACGTCGCCGTCGCGGTCCACGCTGACGCTGGCGAGGTGGAGCTGCGTCTGGAAGTCACCGCTGTTGCTGATCTCGCAGAGGCCGTAAAACTCGTCCGTCAGATACTGCGTCGCGAGTTTGCCGAACTCCACGTCGGCGCCGTTGAACTGCGGCGCCCACGCGCGGCCGAACGAATACACGGACTTGTCCACGATAGCCGCCTTGGCCGGCCCGAGGTTTGAAAAGATTTTCCGCGAGTCGCTCATCAGGCGGATGCGGTCGGTCGGGTTCAGCTCCTCGTGGAGTCCGCGCGACGTAGTGCGCTCACGCGGACGCTGGGCGCGCTCGGTCGGGTTGACGGCATCGAAGAGCCAGGAGGCGACGGCGCGGGCGAGTTTCTTTTTGATGTCCATGAGTTCGGATTAGTTGAGGACCGCCTGCGTCTTGCCGGGAGGACCAGAGTGACCGCGCTCGATGAGTTGCAGCGCGAGTTCGGTCGCCATGAGGATGTCAGCGATGGAGCAACCGGGGAGCGTCGTGAGGTAAACGCTCTTCCCGTTGACGCTCGTCCCGGTGATCTGGCCGTTCTGCGCGTTCACGCTGTCCCACTTCGTGAGCTGCAACGCTTCCAGCCACGTCTGCGGCTCGCCGGGAGATTGCGCGTTGGCCTGCCGCATGAGAACGGCCACGAGAAGCTTGAGCATATAAAACGCCCGCGGCGTCAACTGCCCGCGGCGTCTGCGTCTGGTGCCGACAGGATTCGCAGCATCAGAGCCGCCGCGACCTGCATCGCCTCACAGTCCCACGCGTGGTTCTCGCCAACACGCTGCCAGCGCCAGACTAGCCGGCCGGTGCGCTTGTTGATGCGCTCGCGCTTCTGGTCGCCGGACAGTTGCTTCACGTAGCACTCGGGCGGGTCGTCGGGGGTCTGCCACGCGGCGCCGCGCCCGGTGCGCAGTTGGTGGAGCGTGTCCTTGATCGGCTCGCTCGCCCAGTGGACATAGGGCGCGAGGCCACCCGGCACGGATGCCTGTTTCAGTACGCTATAAAACCGCCGCACCTCCTTGCCGCTGCGCAGATGATGCGCAAACGACTCCTCGCCGCTGCCGTGAAGTGCAGTCCAGCCGAACCGCACGCAGTCCGCGTAAACCTCGGCGGTGGCGTGCTGCGCGTCTTGGAACGTCAACTGATCTTCGACGCCGTGCCGGCGCTGGATTTCGCGCACCTCGTCAATCGTCTGCGCCCGCGAATAGTAGAGCAGGCGCGAGCCACCGTCAGACCGCCACGCACGGACGCAGACCCACCAGTGATCGCGCTGCCGGTCGGCCGTGAGCAGGCGCGCGACCTCGTTTGCGATCTTGACCGCGGGCGCCGCGATGAGGTCGGCGAGGCGGTAGCCGTCGCCGTGGAGCACAAAGGTTTCAATTTCCTCCTCGGGTTTCCACGGCATCGCCAGACGCTTCTGGTAAAAGTCGCGCGTGGGTTGCATGATGCCGCGCTTCTTCTGGTCGCGCGCCGCCAGCCACTCCGACACGAGGGCGCCGAGGTCGCGCGAAACGAGGGCGTTCCACCGGAAGGAGCGCAGCGCCTCGGGCGCGGTCGGGTTCTCGGCGACGTACTCGCCCGACGCGTTCCACGCTGCACGGACTGCCGCGGTGTTCGCGTGCTCGTGGCCGCACCGTTTACACCGCCACCGCGCCGAGTCGGCCGCGCGCCCGATGTTGTAACTCCCGTCCGGTCTCTTCGCGTCGTCAGCCCACACGACGCCGGCGTACTTCTCGGGGTCGGCGTCCATGCGGGCGAAGAAATCGAGCGGCACGAGTTCGGTGCAGGCGGCGCAGCGGACGTGCCAGATGGCGCAATGCCCGGCTCCCCACGCCAGGTCCATGTCGTCGCCCGCCGTGCCGCCCTGCGACTCGTTAAAAATCTTTGACGACTGCGTTTCCTCGAACTTCGAGACGCGACCCTCGGCGTGTTTCAGCAAGCCCTGCTTCCACAGCCAGACCTCGGAATTGAATTTCCACCGAATGCTTTTGCTCTGGAGGTTGTTTAAGTTCGCGCCGTTCAGCAGCAGAAAGAAGTTGCCGAAGTAGGTCTCGGTGGTCGTGGCCTTGTGCCGGTCCTGCGGCATGATGGCGGCGACAGGCTTGCACGTCCGCAGCAGTTCGTTGAACCGGGTCTGCGCCTGTTCCTTTGCGTCCTCGTCGCTCTGCATCGTCCACATGATGGGTCCCGGTGCGTTCGCGATGACCCACGGGATGGCGGTCTCGACCATCAGGCTCTTGCCGGTCTGGATCGCGCCGTAGCAGGTCACGGTGCGGACGGTCTCGGACTGCACGGCGTCGAGTGGCGCCATGAGGTAACGCGACGACGCGAAATCGACCGGGCCGGGAACGGCGTAGGCGGCAGGCAGCACGAGGTTGTCCCGCGCCCACGCGTAGATCGAGCGGCGGTCGGGCGGTTGCATCGCGGCAACCCATGAGCGCGAGAGAGTTGCGGTTATACTATCGGCGCGGGTGTCAGTTGGCACGCGGCATCGCTGCGATTATTTGCGCCGCGTCGGCTGGGCGACGGCGGGCGACGGTCGCTCGGCAGTCAGCGCCGCCGACGACGTAGGTCCGGCAGTGGTCTGGCCGGGTCGCGTGGATGGAGCACGAACCGCACGCGGACAGTTTGCGGCACGGCGCCGGGATCTCGACCTGGTGTTCGCCGACGCTGACGCCGTGCAGGCCGAGCCATGCGCCGGCATCGGTCGCCGGGACGCGCAGGACGATGGACTCACAGCAGGCGCCGCGACAGATTTCGCAAGGGGTGGTCACGTCTGGCCGGCTTTCACTATTTGCAAAACCTGCGCTCCGTGCCGGCGCATATAATCCGCTGTCGCCTGACCGGAACGGGGCACCACTCCGATTTTCTGACAAACGCGAAGCACCCGCATCTGCCACATGAAACGCTGCTTTATCAGGTTGGATGAAAGGCCAAGATCGCGCGCAATTTCAGCGAAGGACTCCCCTTGCGCGACAAGCCGGACAATCGAAGAGTAGCGCGTTGGCGACTTAGGGTCGGTCAAACTGTTTTTATTTTTCATGGTTTTGCGGCCGTTCACGTCTGCGCCCATGAGTCCACGTCGAGCTGGAGCCGGGTCACGATCTCGTCAGCCATCTCGCGGCCGAACTTGCGGAGGGTGAGCGCATCGCAGCCGGCCATTTTGGGCGGCATCTCGTTTTCCAATTTGCTGTAAAGGTAGGCGCGCAGCTTCATCGCCATCCGCCCGTGTAACTCGTCGATCTCCGCCCGCGGCACGGACAGCCGTTTTTCCTTGGCGACCTTCAGCTCCAACAGCTCCACCTCCAGCTTGGTCTTGGCGATTTTCTCCGCGGCGAGGTCGCCCTGTGATTGCGGCTTCACGTTCTCCGCTTTCCACGCGGCGCAGGCTGCGACCTCGTAGCCGAGGCCCGGGATCTTTGGCGGGAACGTGTTGCGCTTGGAGTAGCTGCGCCACTGGCGCTCGGTGGTGCCGAGGATGGCGGAGAGCACGTCGAGACTGGTCGCGTGCGTCGGTTGTGTCGGTTCGTCGGCGGTGGTCATTGCGTGCGTTTTCATAGTTAGGCGATCGCCAAAACTTCCTGCCCCATTCGGCGCGCAGCGATTTCACAGAACTTCTCGTCGCGCTCAATGCCGATGGCTTTTCTCCCCCTATTTTTCGCGGCGCGGAGAGTAGTGCCAGATCCCATAAATGGATCCAGGACGACGCCACCAGCCGGCGCGCACACGTCGACGAGTGCTTCCATGATTTCAACCGGCTTCTGTGTTTGATGCTCCCGCTCCCCTGTGTTCATTCTCCCGATTCTCAGGACGTTGCCGAGGCTCTGACTGTGAAAAACGCCAGTTCCCTTAACGTAGTGCAGAATCATCTCGTGCTGGGCGCGGAAACCCGTGCCGAGGCCGGCGGATTTTTTATCCCACACGACGAGATTCTGCCAACGCAGGCCGGAAGACTCGATTGCCGGCCCGAGGTTTGAAACCATGCGCCAATCGGTAAAGCAGCACACGGATCCGCCATCAGCCAAAAGCGGAAAAGCCTGCACGGTCACGCTGCGCAGCAGCCATGCGATGCCGGCGGTGCCCATGTTGTCGCCAATAAACCATCCTTGTTCACGGATGGTTTCACTTCGCAAGCCTTGGCCCGTGGCGCGTTTTCTTCCGGCTTCGGAGAATCCGCCCGAGCAGTACGGCGGATCCATGATTAACGCGTCGATCAGGGAAAGGCATTGAATCGCCTCCAGCGCGTCGCCGTGGTAGATTGTCACGGAATCGTCTTGAAAATATGGTTTCATCTTGAGGGCTTCGGGGTGGTCATTGCGTGCGTTTTAAGGCGTTGAAACTATTTTGCGGCCGGTGGCGCACGATTGACGCGCGATGGCCTGTGGTGGGCGGGGCGGTAGGCGTATTGGGCCAGCCCCTCATGCGGGAGAGTCGGGCTCTTTCCCC